TTCCGCAATTATACTGCATCTTCAAGGAAAACAAACCAAAATTCCGAACATTCCGATTTAACGAAATGTTCTTCAAAATAGTCTGTGACTTCTTGGTCGATTGAATTCGACCAGGTGTCCTGTTCCCAAACTTGCCATACCTTCGTACTGCTAAGTTTGAACCATACGTTCTCATTAACACACTCTTGTTGTGTGCTAATTTCAAAATTTAAAACCCCAACGTCATTAGGGTTCAGTGAACCTGTTAGGTCCGTACGAATGTTTTGTCCATTTAGCGTCAAAATTTTCATCGTGCTCAACGTAATTTCACTAGACTCGTCTGACTCACTCTCATCACTTTCTCCGGACGCGCTCAAGGCTGCGTCATCATAGAAAGCAATTATCCTCCAATTTGATCATAACAACATCGCAAGCGATCTTGTAATAAATGCTCAACGTACCCGCAAACTTTCCTTTTGTAGCCACATACATATTGATTGCCGGATGTACTGGATCACAAGGTACCAACTGCTGTCCTAAGCCTGTTGGCATCTGTAGCTCCACTTCCATTCGCTGATTGATACTGGCCACATTGAATCCCAGAACCTTAGAATTAACTGAACGATACACGTCCTTATAATCCAAGATTCCCTCTGCTGCTGTGCATAAGCAAAAGGCAATACTGCCTCCCGCTTTACTACACGTAACGAACATCCTGAAAGACTCAAGGTCTACACCTTTGAATCCGACAAGTGCTAGTTTCAGCAAAGTAGCCAATTCTCCGCCTTTAATGGTCGTGTCTTGCGTTCCATCCCAGTCTGTGTGTGAACTTATTGTTATACCCGAAAAGTTTCGCCTGATTGACAAAGGCTGACTAGACGGCAACTGAACTGTGTTGCTGTCTGTCGGTAACACTCTCACCATCTGCTCTCCATCATTTGTTGTACCAACCTGCTTCGATGTAATGTCGGTCATGGTTGATATCGGACCTTGCTGGGTTTACTAGCTTACAGATCCTCGTAAAGAGGAAGCTCTGCGTCACCTAATTTGTTGCCGTCGGTAACACTCTGGTTCGCCATCGAGCCTCCTACTGAGTAATCTATGCCTGTCGCTGCCAACCACACATCTTCATCTACTGCTGCCACTGCGTCCCAGCCGAACTCATGATTTATATGTAGCTCGCGTCTGGCGTTCATCAGCAACCTCGTCAAGATCTGATGTGCATCGCTCATCTCTGGTGTCATTATGTCATGCAACAAGTCTCCTAATCTGTATGCCAGCGTGAAGTCCAAGAAATAGCCGCGTGTCACCTCTGCAAGGTGGCCAGCTTCTTTATGGACTAGCAATTTCATCAGCAGCAGCTCTGGATCTTTGATCATGAGGCCCTTCTTCTCGTAATATCCAACAAAGGAACCACCGTCAGTCCTCACAACAATTTTCTCTATAGCTCGCTCGAACTGCTCCCAGTACGCGTAGTCTGGATTTTGAGTCAACGCTTTGTAACATAGGAAATCATCTCCCCCTTTCTTGCATGGGGTTCCTGGTGTTATGTTGTACTTTGCGGCGATTCGCGCCACATTTCCCGTTGAATTGCTCAAAAACGTCAACAGCATGCCTGAAAACGTCATCACACCAATCTCTTTTCCATTTATCTTCATTTCGAGTCCATGCTTTCGGAAGAAATCGCATTCTGTCGACTTGAAACCAAGGTATGGCATCAAGAAGTCCGTAATCAGCGCTACGTAAGCTGCGCTCATGCCTTTTTCTTGTTCTGTCAAATCACTTTCCCAGTAAACTTGCGCGTCCTTCCCGTATTTCATTGTCCAATCCAATAATTGGCCCACTGATTTCCTTGAGTGGAAGTACACATAGTCTGGTAAGTTCTGACAGTAAAGGTCCATGAGTAGCGTCCCTAAACCGCCTCCTTCAAACAGATATTCGTCTCCAAACGTCACCACGCCTTGCGGCGCAGACGCGTCCTTCACGTCCATGCTTTTCATCTTTTTCTGTGTTTTCATGTCCATCCTTGGTTGAAAGCCCGGTTCTGCTCTTGTTAGGCCCATCTTCTTTAGAGTTGCTGAACGAACTGCACGCTTGGCCTCGAAACGCCCGTTTGCGTCTTCCAGTCCATCGTCGGTTCTGTACAATTTCGCTCGCTCTCCATGCCATCCGTAGTACGTCTTCAACCTACTCCAGAGGTATTGGGCATATGGTCTTTCTCTTGCATACTCCAGGTGATTGCCTCTCGTCGTGCCTGGTCTTATCCGCTTATTCCATGTCATACTGTTAGAAGCTTCATCGGCTTTTGTATGGTGAAGAACCCACTCATTGGCTATTGATTTGTACTTCAATAAGTTCTCTGGGTCCTTCATCCGCATAAAGTTTTGCCGTATTCGCTTCAAATCTGATTTGTGCATAGTCGGTAGCTCCTTTGCTGCGTATCGTCTTAGTTCACTCTCCGCGTCCATTCGCAAGAAGAAACCTTCCTTAACCTGACTAGTGTAACCATACCTCTTTGTATAGTTCTCTCTTGTCAGTCGGTCTCTTACTTTCGAGTTCATCATCTCTATGAAATCTCTCTGTACTGCTATCGGTATTTTCGTTTTCACTTTGCTTGTTAGCGGTGCCTGTTCTGGTATCTTGGCTTCCTGCACTATGGGAATTTTGTAACCCCGTTCTCGCAACCTCATTCTGGGGTCACCGTCATAGCCTTGGTCTGCCAAGAGACTCTTGTAGTACATAGCACCTCCGGTCAATTTTGCTCTAACGTCAACGAACTTCGTGCCATCCAGATAACCTATTATAGGATCAAAGTCATCTTTCATACGCGACCAATTCTTGCTTTTCTCAGGCGGGAACGCCAGTATGAGATCCCATTTAGCGGGGAACCCTCCTTGCATTTGTCTGAAATCGATAATTTTCCCTGGCATGTACTTAGCTGATCTGCCAGTCGTGGTCCTTAGCGAATATTCGTACAGTGTCTGAATCACCGGATTATTGTATCTCTTTGATCCTTGAGCTCCGTCCTGTGAATTTGAGAACACCACAATAGCCCTCTGTGCTCTGCTCATTGCGACCCACATAATTTCTGGCCCTACAAGATTCACGACAGTGTTCGTCACATTGATCTGTGACAAACTCTTTGTTAAACCTTGTGCTGAAGCCGACGTGATTACGTTTGTTGCGTTCATTCCTTCTGCCGCATCGACGGCCGCTCTTGAAGCTTCTAGTGAACAGTGGTCGTCCCACAACTCTCTCAGATCAGCGTCGCTTTTGATGTTCGGGTAGATCGTCCTCAATTGAGGCCAACTTGTGATCAAGTGCGGTGAGAATCTAATTCCTCCGTCCGGCACATCATAACAAGTTGGCGTGTGGAAAATCAATCCCATCTGCTCTCCGAATCTCTTCGATCCCAGGATGTACGCTTTTATGTACTTTGAACACCAGTGAAGCTCGCTAATCAAGTCATTCAAAGGTGATCCCTGTGCATTGTGCCACGAACCCTGGAAGAAATCGCCCGCAAATATGAACAGCCTTATTGAAGGCATCAACAGTGCCAGAAGTGATACATATCCAGGCGGGAATTTATTTTCGTCCAAGATTAGTACCTCTGGCCTCGGTGCTTTTGCCAACATGTAGTCCATTGTGCAACAGTACGACGTATTTGATGGTCTTCGAGTGCTCTCGTTCTTTTTCCTGATATTTATCTTCACCGCCCAGTCATCTCTCAAAACGCCACCTGCCGTAACCACACTGAAAGCATTCTCTGCATGATACTTCTTATTCGCCAACACTTGCGCTATTGGCGCAGATTTGCCACAACCTGGGTCACCTACGACCATTGCTATTTCTCTCTTCAGCGGTGTATTCTTCTCCAAATGGGTCTGTGCCTTGATCTGGTTCGACCAGACTTTCAATCTTGGCTCATTCACGTTAGAATCTGTGAATATGCTAGACTTCCCATTTATGAGTTCATACAGCAATTTGTCTGCTCGCTCGGTGCATGGCGTGAAATCCACTGGCCTGACAGTCGGTAGCGCTCTAAGCGCTTCTTCAAGTGTCTTGCCAATGCGGGTTCCACTACCCCTCTCGTTCTTTTCAAACTGCGTGATGATCAGTGGTGGTATCTTTACTTGTGTCTGCCAATGATCGACAGCTCCGCCAGTTATCACGTGTTCGATTTCGTACCGCCTTCCTTCGCAAACTCCTAACGCTTTTAGAATCTCTCCGTTCTGCATCACAGCCACATTTATATGATAGGCAACACACAACACATCCAGTGCCTCGCAACTCAATCCTTTCTCCAAGTAATCATCCTCGTCTTCCTTTGGGAAAAACCTGCAACATCTGACCCACAGTGCGTAATTGTTCACTTTTCGCCCTGTCACCATGTTCACAAGTTGCGACAGCGCAGTCAGTGCACAGTCTCGCCCTTTCGGGTAAGGCAATTTCTTTCGCACTATCGGCCACGCTGGCACTTCCTGGTACCTGATTCCTTGTGACATTGGCCACGTCTTGTCGTAGAATTCCAAAGGTGGAACGCTTATGATCAGTGGTACCCACGAAAGCCTGTCATTGCTCATGACAACTTCCACCTTCAGTGGATCCACCTGATCAATTTCTGGCTCATACAAGGTATCGCTCTGTGGTAAGAAAGTCACATTTATCGCTTCTTCAATTTGCTCCATATCACTGCCACTCACTTCCCAATTTTGTTGCGACTTCTCTAAAGCATCATCACTCAACGTCTCCTGATAGGGAGGGTCGGGCGGATGCTCTAAAGAGTCACCTTCCAAGTGTCCGTCCAAATCTGTACTCGTCTCGCTGTATGCTACAACTTCAGTTATGTCGTCAGAGTCCAAACTCAATTGTGATCTTCGTTCAGACTCTTGTTCGCACATGTGACATATCGTTGCGAGCCAGTCGCCCGCTTCATCGCAATACATGCAGTCACAGCTTGGCATATGATCTAGATTCAGGCCTGGCACCACATGCCACTTGTACACTCCACCCTCACACGGTTCCCAGAATATGTCTTGGTCCTTGACCAACCCTTGGCTCTCATAGTCAAAGAACGGGTTGTGCACCTCGCAATTTCTCGCTGTGCAACGCCGATGTCGCTTCACTCCTGCCTCAGATGCGTCGTAGAACCCATGTACTCCTGTGCAACCTGCGTCCAACCAAGCTTCTCTCAATTTCTTCAATCGTGCTTCTCTGTTGAACATTTTGTCTATGTGCATTCCACAGAAATCCGGGTCCTCTCGATCTTCTCTTTTCTTCCTCGCCGCCTCACTAGCTAGCCAGTCCCTAGCAAAGGGTTCGAACCGGTCTATGCAATATCCATCGAAGAAAGTCTCGTCGTATTCTGACTTTTCGACTCTATCCAATAATATTACATTCTTGGGTTTACCGGGTCTGGTCCTCGCTTTAGCCGGCAACACTACCAACAATTTCCGCAAATCTGCCACTGCTCGCTTCTTAACTTCCTCAGCACCTTCTTTGTTCATTCGACTCCTGCTCAGACCCAAGAAGGCCTCTGGATCATCATATCTCAGATCAACTAGGTCGCTTTCTAAATCCAGTTTTTGATCTCTGAATATATTTGCGACCCAGAATTTGACATAGTTCCAGAAGGTCTTCCCAGCTTCCTGGGGCAGCCTAATTTTGTACGTCTGCATTCCGTTGACACTGCCACTTGCACTTGCTTTAGTATGTGCTAGTGGCAACAGTCCCATAGGGTGTTCCGTGCTGGTTAAGCCGCGCCACCTGCGCGCGAACTTTCTCTCAAATTTGCTCAACCTGAATTTGTGGAACCTTCCAGTGGTGTTGTATTGCAACCATCCACCCACTGATGAATAGTCCTTGCTGATTTCCCTGTTCGCACCGCGCCTATGCTGCCGTATCGTCAACACGACCTTGCACAATTCGTCCTGCGTCTGATCTGGCATCCACGTCTTGGCTGGATCAACTAACTGCCTCAGCTTCGCTCTAGCCTCCTGATAATTCGTATTCGGAACTGACTCCATGTAACCTTGCAACTTGTCGTATATAATTCGGGGCACAAGATCAGACTCGTACTGATTCCTATGCACCCCTGGTATTTGTATATACTCGTAGTTATTTACTGGCAAGTGTTGCTTCACGTCTATCGGTATCTTTGTTATGATCTGAACATGGCTGTTCAACTTTGAATACACGACTTGACAATATAACAGAGTCTTCCCATCATCGCTCTCAATCATCTTTGACAACAGAACCAACGGATTATAAGGCTGATGATAAGGTTCACTGCTATCCTTTTCAGGGTAGTAGTACAGAACCTTTCCATCGATCCTAAATTGATATAGATCCGGATTTGGCGAAGTTGACGCTCTCAAGCTCGCTAATGGAAATTCGTGCCCAGCTACCATACACACCAGTGACGGGTTGTTCTTGAAATAGAACAAACAGTCTTCTGGCGTCAGGTACTGTGCGCATTGATCCAACAGCAATATTGGCGTCTCGATTTCTCCAATTTCGAACACTCCACTCGCGTATGTGCTGAACCTCGATAGATCCTTCGCATCTCTAAGTATGTTCACTCGTTCGAAATGCTTGTCTTTCAGGTTCGTTTCGTTCTTGAGATTATTGAAACGCGTGTCCTTCATGTTCACTACAGTTGTTCTTCCCTTCTTCACGTAATTTGGGTAGACCCTATACAGTATGTCATTACTCACCGCAACGTGAGCCGGGTGACTATGTGTATTGGGGCTATGTTCGTAGTAAGGTATTCCCATCTCATTCACTATTTCCCTAATTTCTTCTGGAACATAGTACGGACAGAATTTCTTTGCTCTAGCCAACTCGTCAAGAACAGCTTGTGTGTTCGCACCGTCAATCGCCTCCTGTGCTGGCTGCGACGTCATGTTCTGAACTGCCTTGCTTAACGCATTTGTCTTGTCACCAACTAACCGCTCTAAGTTCGCGCCTAGTGCTTTCTTAAACCGCTCCATAGTGTACCAATCATCAAATGGAGCGATGTCAGAAAACATGCCTGTTCCCACTTCGATAACATGGAAATCGCCATCGTCCATTCGGACCATTGCGATATACCATCGTTTCTGCGCTTCCAACCAACCCTTGTAGTTGTGTTTGGTAGCGTATGCGTGAGCAGCATCGAGTGCGTCTAACAATTTGCGCGCTGTCATGTTCATGTCGTTTTCGTCTAGGCCGAAGGTAACACCTGGAGCGAAGTGCCCCCTAGGGTTCACTTTCTTCCAACAATCACCTCCGCCTTTGACCTTCGTCTCGACCCATTCCTCAGCTTCTTCCTCGTCGTCGAACATACCCCATTCGTCTTCATCAGCTCCCACTCTTGCTTGTGGGAACGTCTTGATAACGTATGCGATCTGTTTCTCAATTGGACACAAAGGTTCATTTACCACGTGCGCTCGATTCTTCGCAACAAACTTCAGACCTCTATCCTTGTGATAAAAGTCTGAATGCTTGCTTTGAAACTCAGTTAGCAATGGGAAAGGCTTTAAATTATAGTCCTTCCTTTGTCGCCTACTTAGCAACCGCTTAGCACACTGTCCTGGTCCAATGAAAACCTTGCCGGCACGTTTACCGCGCCGTTTCATGCCTGGAATTTCAACCTTCACTTGCGTCATTTTGTGTTGTTCAAACAACGGTCCATGGAAAACGTCCACGCCATCGGACGCGCTATTAGCTGCGTCTTCAATGGCATGATCGATATTTTCACAGGCGTCATCTTGCTTCTTTGCGTTACTCGGGAATTTTACTCGGGTGTCATTTGTGAATAAGTCACTCTCAGTGTCGTAATTGAGCTCAAGCCCATAAAACCGACCATGAGGTGAGACGTCTTTGCATTGCGAAGCACCACTCAACAAAGGTTTTTCGTTCCTTGCGGAACTCAATTTCTTTGAATATGATTGTTCGATCGTGGCTCCACGCTGCACAACGTTTCCTAATTTTCTTTGACTCACCGGTAATTTTACACGAGTAACAGTCGCGCCTTCGGCAGCGACATTGTTCACTCGAAAAGTTTGAGGCTTGCGCCTAAACAATACCAGCAATTGTCCCTTGTACTCCTTCTCAACGTATTTGTATCCCCTAGGGATATTCGTGATTGCGGCTCTCCTGTCTCGACAATTCCTCAAAAGTACACCAAATGAGCCTGTATTTAGGCCCTCCGGGTGTTCTTTCGTGGCTTTGTGCTCAAACAATAGCCGCATTGCCAATTGTTCGCTGTCGAACACTGGTGTGTCGTTGATGTTAAATTTCTCCTTGTACTTGATGCACTGGTAGCTAAGCATAGCATTGCAGCCTTCACTCGCGTGAAAATTGTCAATGCACATTTTGTGTGCTTTGCGCCAGTCTTGATTTTCTCCTTTGCGCCAATACGTGCTCCCGAAATTGTACTGACCTGGATTGTTCCAAGCCCGCAAATTCTTCCTACAGAATTTCTCCCTCTCTTTGATGTCTAGATTGTAATTTACATCCTCAACAGTGATCAACCTCTGGGCCAATTGTGCCTCGACTCTCTTGTCAGCCGAGTAAATCATGCCTTCCAGCTCAATTGCGATCTCATCGAAAGACACAAACCTACGTGCGGCTATACAGCCCCACGTTTGTTCAGTCTTACGCTTACGCGAAAAACCTGGAATTCTGTCACCTTGTGATCTCACTATTGCAGCGAGTTCATGTACAACAGAGATTGTCTCCATTCGGATGAAATATGAAAGTAGTTCATAGTCGTCGTTGGCAGTGCGCCAAAGCACACCGACATCGATCTTGTCCGGATCACGAAACGCTAAACCATCCGCAAGTGGGTCCATACGGACACCACTGGCTTTCATCTTATGAAAAGATGAA